GGGCTCTCAAGGACATCGGCAACGCCGTCGGCGAGGCGGTGGCTCCGGCGTTCGTGGGGATTGCCAACGTGGTGGCCGGGGCCGCGAAGGCGGTCGCGAACTTCGTTCGGCAGAATCAGCAGCTCATTCGCCTGGCGGTGGCGGTCGGCGGATACTTCACCGTGTGGGGGACGGCGACCTACGCTCTCGGGTTTGCGATGACGACGCTCTCCCGTGGGATTGCGATGTCGGTCGGGCCGATCGGGGCGTTCGTAGCGTCGATGAAGTCCGGGGCGATCGCCGTGGCGGCGTTTGCCACGAGCGGGCCGGTTCTCGCGGCCGTGTCGGTGTTCGCCGGTATCGCGGCCGGTGCTGCCTACGCCGGCGTCGACCTGCGGAAGCTCGCCGGGACGATCGGCGGTGCGTTCGCGAACCCGATCGCCAATCTCAAGGCGGTCTTCGGCGATCTGATCGGCACCGTGAATCTGACGGTCGAGGGCATGTACAGGGCGATCGCGGCCGGGGATTTGCGGGGCGCGGTCACCGTCTTGTGGGCCGGCTGGCAGGCGGCATGGGCTCGCGGCCAACAGGCAATCATGAACGTCATGGACCCGTGGATCGAAGCGGTTCAAAACGTGCTCTCAGACCTCGGAATTGGGCTGGCCGCGGCGTGGGATCAAATGTGGGTGGACATCGCCACGAGCGAGTGGGGCGGCTACATCCTCGGCGCGATGGACAACGTCTTGAATGGAATGATGGCCTATTGGGACAACACGACGGGACTGATCCAAAAGGGATGGACGGAGATGTGGAGGCGGATTGGCCGCATCTCCGACGAGCAGGCCGCGGCGGAGTTCGCTCGCATCGACGCCGCCAACGCTGCCAACGCTGCCCAGCGGGACCGCGAGCGGCCAGGGTTCGCCGGCCGCGTCGGTCTGACGGAAGAGCAGAAGCAGAAGATGCAGCAGGAGAGCCGCGACAGGCAGGACGCAATGTTCGCGGAGGCCGAGCGGCTCCGTAAGGAGCGAGCCGACCGAACACGGCGAAACGTCGGCGAGCGGGCACAAGCGGTGGCGGACGCCAATTTTGCCCTTCAAGCACAGGTCAACCGGTTCCCCGTGCCGCAAGCGGTCGGCATGGCCGGCGCGACCAAGACCGAGGCGGCCGGCACGTTCTCGGCGTTCGGCCTCGGCCAGCTCGGCAGCGGCAACATCGACAAGCAGCAGCTCGAGGAGCTGAAGCGAATCCGCGAGGAGCTGCAACGTCAGGCCCGCATGGGCGGCATTGGACCGTGAGGAGGACCGCGTGGCAATCACTTGGGTCGAGGATTCGACAAGCCGTTCGTCCACGATCTACCGGCTCGGCCGGCGGGATGCGAGCACCCGCGTCCGTGTGTGGAACGTAATCGGCACGACCGACGAAGACGCTCTCCACGCGGACATCAACGCCAAGGTCTCGTCTCTCTACGCCTATTGGACGTACCCCGGTCAGCCGCAGGTAAAGCTCCGGGCCGAGAACTACTCCGTTGCCTACCAGGGCGACGACGCATGGACTGTCACCGTCAGCTACGAGAAAGTCGGGGCCGACGACCCGACGCAGACGGGGCCGCTGAAGCGCGTCCGGTCGTTTGACACGACCGGCGGCACGCAGACCGTCAAGCAGTCCCGCGGCGGTGGAGCCGGTGAGCGGGTGTACGGTCCGGCGGGAGAGTTGGCCGGGCAGAACAAGCCGACGATGTACGGGGCGATCAACGTCGACGACCGCGGCATCAGCGGCGTCGACATCGTGGTTCCCCAACTCACGTGGACCGAGTCGTACGAGGTGCCTTCGAGCTACGTCACGACCGCATACATCCGCACGGTTCACCTTCTCACCGGATCGGTCAACGCCGACCCGTTTCGCGGGTTTCGCAAGAACGAGGTGTTGTTTCTCGGCATGACCGGATCGCAGGAGTGGGACGCACAAAAGGGCGACGGACCGTTCTCGCTGTCCTATCGGTTCTCGGCGACGCCGAACCGGGGCAACGAAGCGTTCGGCGGACTGCCTCCGGAAAGCATCGGGGACATCACGGCCTACAACAAGTACGGCCATGACTTCTTGTGGGTGAAATACGCCACCGAGGACGATCAGAACAACAACATCGTCATTCCGAAGCCGCTCTTTGTGTACGTCAACAAGGTCTACCCGGACGGCGACTTCTCGAAGATTGGGATCGGTGTTGCATGAGCGACGGTCGCGTAACGCCAGGGCCGATCAAGGGGCAGCTCTCCGCCCGTGCGTTAAACCGCGCCCAGGAGGCGGCCGACATCGTGCTCGGGCAGCGTCCGAACGGCGCTACCGACGGGCTTGGGTTCGGACCGGTGCCGTACACGCCGATCCTCGCCAAGAACAACACGACCGGCGCGGTTCGCCGCTGGGGCGTCCTCTCCGTCGCCGGCGTCGTGTTTACGCCGAGCGGAGCCACCGGCAACGCCACGCAGCAATTCCAAGATCAGCCTGTGCTGTCCGGCGGCCTGCCGACCGGCGGCTCGGCGTTCGTGGTGGCGGTCGAGCCGATCGCGGCCGGCAAGATCGGCCGGGTGGCGGTGGCGGGGGTGGTGCAGGCGAAGATCAACGTCGTGTCGGCGGGCGACACGTTCGCCACGGCGAAGGACGGCGACCTCACGCAGCTCACGAGCAGCTCGAGCGGCGAGGCCACGATCCTTTGGAAGGAATCCGGCACGGGTACGGGGAAGTGGGCGCTCGTTCGGTTCGGTGCGGCGGGGGCGGCCGGCATCCGGCTCGGCAAGGTCTCGGGCACCTGGACGAAGGGTGCGACGGCAAGCGTCACGCAGTGGAAGGGCGACGGCTCCCAGGCGGTCACCGGCACGAGCGGGCCGCTGACGTTCACGGCAATTAACCGGGCGCAGACAGTCACCGGCCCGACCGGCGGCTATTGGGTTGGATGCGAGTCGATCGACGGTACGTGGCACCTTGAATGGGCGGAGTGTACGTGATGCTGCTCGGAGGCGGATCGTCGTGTCAGCAGTGCGGGTGTGCGCCGGGCTGCCCGGCATGTCTGTATGCCGTCGAGTGCGGTTGCTTAGACATCGACTACGACGACATCACTGCGTCGCTCACAGTGGATGGGACAACGCTCGACTCCTCTGGCGACACGAAATATGTCACGCCATCCTTCGATGTAAAGCTGTGTTTTCAATGCACTCCCATGAGTACACCGAGCGTTTATTTTACGAGTTTTTTTCTTGGTACTGCTTCAGTTACCGTTGACGGCTGTGACGCGTGCCGCGTACGTCTCGGAGTGTCAATGAAGGTACTCGACAGTTGCTACTCCGCCCCTGTTTCGATCGGAAAATCGTTCGACTACTACTACGTGGACTGCTCGGACGACGGCGGCTCCACGTTTGTTGAGTCTGAATGGAGCATAGATGCCAGCGAGGGTTTTTCTGCGGAGTGTATGTCTCTCCTAATTGAGTTTGCAGAGACGTTTACGATTACCGGAAACGTGTCCTTCGACCCTTGCAGTCCTCCCCCATGAGTGCATTTAAACTACGTATCGAGGCTGTCCGGCACGCTGCAAAGAACCGCGCGGCTGGCTACTTGGATGCCGCCATCGCGGCGGCAGTCCAATCCACCGACACCCATCTCTGGATCAGCCGCGAAGACTTCGACCGGATCAGCGTTCAGTTTGCTGGCCCCTGCGGCCCCGGCTGCCAACTCCGCCGGACGTTCGCGTGGTTCGGCATCAAGGACGACGGCTCGTGCGGGTGCGACGCCTTCGCGGCGAAGATGGACGCCTGGGGGCCGGCGTGCTGGCAGCATATGGAAGAAATCGTCGACCACCTCCGAGAAGCCGCTGCGAAACGCGGTCTCCCGTTCATCGCCACTGCGGCCCGGATCGCCGTGGCACGGGCGATCGAGGCTGGCACACCCCCCGCCGGGTGATCTGCCGGCCGGCGAAGATGGCGGCATGGCCGAACGCCGCTCGATCACCGTGTGGATCTCCGATCAGCGGTGGCGTGTTCGCCGCTGCCGGGTGCCGTCCGACCGTCACGGGGACTGCGACTACGACGCTCGTCTCATCCGCGTCTCCGAGAGCCTTCGCGGGGACGATCTCCTCGAAGTCCTCGTCCACGAGCTGATCCACGCCCGGTGGCCGGATTTGTCAGAAGAGGCAGTCGAGGAGTTCGGCCAGGAGATCGCAGCGGTGGTGACGGCGTTCGGATTCGTCCGAGAGGAGGATGCCGATGGATGACCGTATCACCGAGATGGTGCGTGAGTTGATCCGCAAGCACCCGCAAGCCCCGGCCCGCACGCTCGCTCGCCGGCTCGTTGAGGATGTGAACGGGGCGCTGACGCTCGAGCAGGCCCGGAGCCGCATCCGCAGCATCCTCGGCCTGAACGGCGAACCACGGCGGAAGCAGTCGCACGACAAGCCGTTGCAGCGGCCGCCACGCAAGGCCGGCGAGCGGCTCGCCATGCCGCCTTCGCAGGCCGAGCCGTGGCTGCCATTCGACCTCGGGATCACCGGCAAGGTCGGCGTCCTCTCCGACATCCACGTCCCGTACCACGACGAGACGGCACTACGGGCCGCGGTCGATCACCTCCAGGGGGAGAAGGTCGACGCTCTGCTGCTCAACGGCGATTGGGCCGACTTCTATTCGATCAGCCGCCACGAGAAGAACCCGAAGCACCGCAATTTCAAGAACGAGCTGCACGCCGGGCGTGAGCTGCTGAAGTGGTTGCGGCAGGAGTTCCCCGAAGCTCGATTCGTCGCCAAACTCGGAAACCATGAAGAGCGTTGGGCCTCGTGGCTTTGGCAACACGCCCCGGAGATTTCCGACGATCCCATCATGGGAATCGACAATTGGTACGGCTTCCACAACCTCGGCATTGATCTTGTGGCCGATAAGCGGATCGTCCTCGCCGGTGCTCTGCCGATCCTGCACGGCCACGAAAAAGGCAACGGGATCAGCTCGCCGGTGAACCAAGCTCGTGGCGCGTTCATGAGGCTCCACCACACGGTTCTCGAAGGCCACGGCCACCGAACGTCGACACATTCCGAGCCCGATATGATGGGCCGCGAGACGGTGTGTTTCAGCACCGGGTGCCTGTGTGACATGCGGCCCGCCTACGCTCGCCTGAACAAGTGGAACCACGGGGCGGCGGTGGTGACGGTTCACGCTGATCGCACGTTCGATGTCGAGAACTTCCGGATTCAGGCGGGCAAGGTAAGGCAGTCATGACCGGCGACGAACTTCGAGACATCGACCGGCGGATTCAGCGGGCCGGTGCGGCGAACTGTTGGACGGGGACGCTCGGAAGCCTCGCCGCCGATGCGAGGCGATTGGTGCGGCACATCGAGGAGCGTGGCATGGCGTGCGAATACCCGGTCGATCACATCCTTCGCGGCGAGCGGGAGCTGCGGCATTACACCGGCGACGAGATGGCACCCTCGGACGCCATGATCTTGACCGAAGACGACGCCGCAGACGTGGCCGAAGAGACAGCCAGGGCGGCGCAGATCGGCGACGGGCGGGTGTTTCCGGAGCCGGAGACGGCCGGCCCGCCGGTGGCGGTCCGGCTCCTCGAGCAGGCGACCGCCGCCGTCAAGGATCGCCACGCCGTCTACGGGCCGCCCACGGCACATTTCGCACGGACGGTCGGCATGGTCAACAACCTGTTTGCCGACGTGCTCCGCCGGCCGCTCACCACGGCCGATTGGGCACGGATCATGATCCTCGACAAGCTCGCCCGCGATCTCGGGCCGCGGCCGCACGCCGACAACGCCGTTGACCTCGCCGGCTACGCGGCCTGTCTTGCGGAGTGCCAAGCGTCCGCACCCCCTCCGCCCGTCACCGGTCACCGGTGACGATTGAGCGTGTGGAGTGACACGTGATCGCACGACCGACGCACTGGCGGGCCGTCAGCACGGGCCGCGAGTCCGTCGCGGCACCGGGCGATCACGTTTCCCTGGCACACCTCGCCGGCAACGGCGCGAAGAGCGGCAAGATCACCTCGAGACCGGCCTACACGGACCGGGAATTGGAGCTGATCGCATACCGGCTCGGCGTGACGGTGGTGGCAGTGAAGCAGGCGA